ACTGGGCGTTCCATTTCATAGGTGACAATGACGCTTTGACTTTTAACAACTCGTCCTTGTTCCAAAACTCGGGCCACAAGATCTTATCATTCGGCAGAATCGCTGGGAACTCTACAATATCCCATTGGTCAGACATAGTATCCTTTGCCATAGCCTGGATTAATCTGCCCGTGAGGTCTTTCTTTGACCATCTTGTTTGCACAATGATGATGGTTCCCCCAGGTTGTAGTCTCTGTCTCGGACCCGATGTGTACCACTCGTAGGTATTATCATAAGCAACCGAGGACAGTGCATCTTGTTCCGAGTGTGGATCATCAATAATCAATAAGTCTGCACCACGACCCGTCATTGCTGCACCAACACCAGCTGCAAAATACTCACCACCCACGCTTGTCTCCCAACGACCCGCTGCTTGACTGTCTTGTTTTAAATCAGTCTCTGGAAAAATTTCCGTGTACACTGGATCGGCAATCAAGTCTCTGACCTTACGACCAAACCTCACGGCAAGCTCTGTATTCATCGTGGCTTGGATAATCTTGAGTTTTGGATTACGACCCAAGAACCACGAGGGCATGAGATAAGATGCCATCTCTGACTTTGAGTGTCTTGGTGGCATGTTTACAATCAGTCTCTTGAGTTTGCCTTGTGCGATTAGCTCCAATTTTTCTGCAATAATTTTATGATGGCTTCCAACAATGAAACCTTCATATACATGTTGGGCATAATCCAAAAAATTTTCTTGTGCTTTTTCACGAGTGTCCAGTTTGTTTTTCTGTTGCTCTAGCAGAAATACTTCTTGTAACACCTCTTTGGGTAACGCATCTAGTGTCATGTCCCAACGATAATATATTCAAACGAATTTATCAACCCAACATATATATACACATATAGTAACACCACACCGTTGTTTTAGGGGGGTGGGGGGTTAAAGACTTACGAATCGCAAGAGGATTACATAAAGTAACCCTTTTTTTCTTGCGATTCGTAAGTCTTTGTGTGCCTCTTTTGGAGTTGCAGCGAGGTGGTGGTGGCTAAAAGGAGCAGTAGCTCGCAGAGCGACCACTCCTCCCTAAAGGGGTCGGAGTTGCTACTGCTCCTTTTCATGCTCAGAGAGGAGTCGCATCTAGATGCGACTCCCTTGGTTTATAAGTTCTCGATCTCCTTTGCGAGAGTTGGGTTTCCACCCTTGTCTCGGAGTGCTTGAAGCAACTCCTCGATTCGGTCTTCGAGAGAAGCCACCCTTGATTCGAGATCCTCGATCTTGTGGTGGTCTTCGATCTTCTCTTCAATGACTTGATCCACTTGCTCGTGAATCTGATCATTGATGATGTCTTCTATTGTGTTAGTCATATCGTTCTCCTTTCGCTTGATATGTATATGTTATATCCCATTTCGTCCCATATGATAATACACATAATTGGAAAGACACTCTTTCCAAAATGGAAACAATAGATGCTTGACATATAAGATAGAATGGGATATACTGTGCGTAACGAAAGGAGTCACAAAATGTTGACACAAACAAATGACGTAAAGTCGCAAGAATGGAATGACCTCGAAGAAGTTGATCTCGCTTGGTTTATTCTAAAGGCTTATGAAGAAGGAAAGATTGATGGCGATCATCTAGCTTACTTCATTTCAAACAATGTGTATTGGGAACATGGTTCTCTTTACAAATCTTCAACCGAAGTAATGAAGGACTTTTTAAAGGAGAGTTACAGATGAGAACAATACACAAACAGAATCGGAAAGGCAAACGAGCCGTCCATAAAAAAAGAAAACATAGTGTGCGAAAGATTGTCAGAACTCGCACCACCTAGTTTCTCCTACCTCAACCCACTTCGGTGGGTTGAGTTTTTTTATGCGTACCTTCTGGCGTTTATTGGCGTAAAAACGCAAAGGTTCGCAAGCGACCACTCCGTTACCTTTGCGTTGTCAACTGCTTTTTTTTGAGTCGCACTCAAAAAAAGTTCTTGACGTATGAGATGGAATGGGATATATTAGGGACATAATAAACGAAAGGAAAATATTATGACGTTAGATCTAACCACAGTTCATAAGTGTTGTATTTGTGATGGCGATATTGAGCATCACAAAACAGAAGAAGGCGAAACTTACTGGACTCAAGGGCATAACGCCCAACCCATTAAAGAGGGTCAATGTTGCGACAGTTGTAACAACATGATTGTTCTACCTCAAAGATTCAAGAACATTCTCGCTCTCTCCAAAGCAAACGGCTAGACCACCTAGTTGTTCAAATCAAAGACACCCACTTCGGTGGGTGTCTTTTTTTTGTTTCTGGATCCAGGGGTGCCAGGGGTCGCCCTCTTCATGGCTTAAAATCGCAAAGAATCGCAGAGCGACCACTTCGTTTTCTTTGCGATTGCAACCACTTTTTTTTGACTTGCATATAAAAAAGTGGTTGACTTATCCCATAGAATCTTATATATTAAGTTAAATTTAACGAAAGGAAAATATTATGGCAATCGTACAAACAGTTAACGAACATCAGTTTATTGATGCTTTCAAAACTTGGGACACTTACAAGAATAATTTTTCTTACGAAGGCTTGAAAGCCTTATATGAAGAATTAGAACAAGTAGCCGAGTGCATGGACAACGGAACAATCGAACTAGACGTAATTGCAATATGTTGCAATTACACCGAGTTTGAAAACTTCAAGGAATTTCAAGAGCAATACTCAAACTTGGATATAAAACATATCTTTGGAGGTTCAAAAGATTGTCTTGATTACTACACCTCAATAGTTCTTCACGAATGTTGGATAGGGAAAGATTCAGACAATACAGAAGAAGTGAAAGACTTACCTTTTATAATTCATAATTTTTAAACTAAGAAAGGAGGAAAGACCTCACGCCGCGAGGCGTGAGGTTATTTTTTTGCCTCCTTCTGGGCTTCTTGTTTTTTCAAGTTGCAGAGGTGCAAAGTTGCAACGGATCGCAAAGCGACCATTTCATTTCCGTTGCAATTTAGATGCCACTCTTTGATTCGCAAGAGCCAGGACGTTTTCCAACGATCCACGCACCAGAAAACCTTCGGCTTCGGTCGAAACGGAGAGGGTCGCAGAGTGTCGAAACGCAAGAAATTCGCAGACCGAACCACCTTCAAACAAATATAGGCACTTGGTTTGAGGGTGTCGAACCAAGAAAAAAGAAACGTAGTTATTGGCTTTTATCCTCAAATGCGTTGATATCTGTGATAATTCTACCTTAAATTTGTTTCCTTTTGTTGGTGCTTTTAGTTCAATAAACAAAGGCAACATTTCATTGATAATTATCAAATCTGGAAAACCACTATTAAATTTATTTTCTATTTTTTGGATAAATGTTTTTGGTGGTAGTTGTTTTTTTATTTGTAAAAAAAATTGTTTTTCTGACATTTTATTGTTGACATATATAAGATTATGTGGGATATATAATTATCATTTTAACAAGTATAAGGATAAACGAATGTTTGCACAATTAGAAAATTTCAAAGACTTAGAAGTCTTTAATAATCAAAGATGGTTTTATAAAGGACTTTATATTTTAGAAACCATTCAAGAAGAGCAAGATGAAACAATACAATTAATTAGAGAAGGAAAGGGAAATTATGAGAGCATATCTAATTGATCCGATTAATAAAGAAATCTCCGTTGTTGATTATAACGGAGATTATCGAATGATTAATGAACTTATAAATTCGCAAAGAGGTTTTGATGCAGTTTATGGGTTTAGGAATGAAGACACTTTATATGTAGATGACGAAGGTTTGTTATTAAAAGAAAATCATGCTTTTGAATTTACATATGATAATGGTCATACTCAACCTTTGATGGGTAAGGCTTTAGTTTTAGGTACAGATGCAGAAGGCGAAAGTGTTGCAGTTAAAAGCACTTTAGAAGAAGTCGCAAGTAAAGTTAATTGGATTGGCAAAGTTAATATCTATCATAGTCAGATGGGTTTTGAAATTGTCCCAATAGAAGCAGATGTAGAAGAAGCTAGAAATTCTAGAATAAAAGAAGAAGTTGATAAAAAGTTAACTGAAATAGCGAAAGGAGTAAATGATGGAAGTTGAAGTTTTAGAAAAGAAAAGTCTGTCG